TGTAGCCCTGCCGCAGCACGACGAGGCATCAGGCTGTGCCGAGTGCCACGCAGCGAGCGGTGATCGACGTACCTGACGACCAGTTGACCTGTACCGTGCCGGTGCCGCTGTTGAACAGCGTACGGTCAAACGGGCCACACGCCTTGGCTGCCGACGCCGCAACAGTCACGTCAAGATCAGCAATCGGGTACGCCGTGGAGGACACATTGTAGGTTCCATTAGTCACGAACGTCGCCGTAACCGTAGCGCCGCTACCGTTGGTAATCTCGATCATCGTGCGCCCGTCGTTGACGAACTCATTGCCGTTGCCAGCGTCTACCGCCGCCGCAGCCGCGAGTACGATGCCTGAAGCAGCCGTTGTTTGGACAGTGAAAGCAGTCCTAGCCATTGATTACTCCTTCTGTGCTTTCGCTGCCGGCGGAACAAGGTCGGGCGGCATAGTGCTGATACGCGTCTGTGAACCGCAGGTTGGGCATGTCATGCTGTCTTGCCAGCGCTCACATGAGGAACACAGCCAGTCCGCGCCAAGGTCAGCGGATTCTGCTTCGCCTGGTCGTGCTGCGCCGCAATGGCGGCAGGTATCGCCGCTAATCATTACCTCGTCGGTCATGTGATCTCCTGAGCAAGAACGCGGGTCGCCAATGACAGGCTGCCCGTAGCGGATGAAACGACTTCAAAGCTGCGACCGTTGCAGATGAGACGATCCGATGTGCGAATGTCCGTACCGTCTGGAAACACAAACTGCCAGAAGGCCACTGCGATTACGGTTACGGACGTTTCGCGCTCTACCGGCGTGATCGGGTAGCGAGCGAACGAGCAGGGATACGAACCGGCGGTAACGTAGCTGTCGGTCTGCCCGCCCATGTCGTCGGTCACTACCTGCTTGCGGTACACCGTCGCCGTCGTGTTGAGTGTCTTGTTGATAACCGACTTGGCGCGTTCAACCGATCTCGGCAGTGACACTTTGCCGGCACCCCCAATTCACTATCGCAAAAGTATTGACACTCGCTGAGCGAAGGCGTAGTATCTCGGTATGGCAAGCAGTAAGCGACGAGCAGGACAGAGCGGACAGATTGGTTACCAGGGTCGCTCGCACGACACCTCAGATTGCGGCTCTTACGTCCTGATTCGCCGCACCGGCGCTAACGAGTGGCAGGTTCAGTACACCGCTCCGTGCGACGACAGTCGCACGTCAATCATCAAATTCGTGAGCAGTGCCAAGCACGCGAGGTACTTCTAATGGCAAGCGTATTTCTGGCTCAGCGGTTCACCCGCAGTCACGACGGCGCTTTCGTCGCTGAGGCAAGTGATCTCGGCTTTCGCGCCGGTGATCCAATGCCCGATGCAATTAGCGTCGTTGGTGCGGGCCGCTTCTACTACCTTCGCACGAACCGCGACTCTGATGGCGACGTTCAGAGTTGGGTCTATTCCTCACACGCCCTGCAAAGCGTAGTGATCTTCAACGACTAAAGGAGATAACTGATGGGATTGGATATGTACCTGCGCGGCAAGCGCTACGTCAGCGGCTACGATTTCGCGCCAGCAGACGATCAGCAGGCATACAACAACCTCGTGCGGGCGTTCGCTGTGCGCGGACAGATTGCTCCGCATACGCCGTCAGCGGAGGTTTCGTTCACCGTGGCGTACTGGCGGAAGGCCAACGCAATCCACCAATGGTTCGTGAAGAACGTCCAGAACGGCGTAGACGATTGCGGGTCGTACTACGTAGAGCGCGAGCAGTTGATCGCCCTGCGTGCCGAGTGCGAAAAGATAATCGCCGCTATTCGCGTAGACGATGGACAGGTACACGTAGGTACCACTTGGGATGCCGCCGGGCAGCACGAGAATTATCGCCACGGCCAGGTAATCGTCAATCCTGACGTTGCCGCCTCAACGCTACCTACCACGTCGGGCTTCTTCTTTGGCTCAACTGACTACGACGAAGGCTACATTGCCGATCTACACGATACCGTTACTCAGATCAACCGAGCGCTCAACCTGAACGACGATTGGTCGTTTGAGTACGAGGCGTCGTGGTGAACTGCAATAGCTGCGGCTGGCCGCTGGACTCAGACGATCACGTTTTCAACGTCAACTGCATAGCTAGCAACGCCGAGTACGAGCAAGTAGAGGCGCACGTCCGCGACGTTCTCGCTCGGGCACTGACGGACGCAGACCGCGAGTCGCTAGAACGTGTTCAAGCAATGAACGAAGAGAACATCGCGTACATCAGATTCGTGCGGATGCTTGCGAGGAACCCGCTATGACTAAGTTCTTAGTTGAACGCACCAGCGACAACCACGGTACGCCAAAAGGTGAACTGATCGTAACCACGCTTGACGAATTGCTACTGTGGGTGCTGGCACAAGACTCGCCAGTGATTGTGCAAACGCCAGATGAGTACAACGCTGACTGGCGGCTAGAGATTTACGACGACTACCGGGAGTAGCTGATGGCTCAATTTCGCTCATGGTGTACATGGCACGGCTCAAACGGTACATGCGTTGTTCACCGATCCTGCGTCAAGTGCGGCGCTGTGCCTGTCCTGCACACGTCGTCAATCGGCCCGCTGTGTAGCCATCATGCTCAATGGAACATGCAGGCTCAGCGGTGGGAACCGCTAGTAGACGAAGCTGTGCTTCCTGAACGGGTCTAGTAGGTTGGCCGCGCGAGCAGGTACGCTGCGGCCTTCCATCGTTACCGTGATCTCAGTGCCCAGCCGGTACGTGAATACGCCAGGCATCGCCATGTCGAGGATCGGCCTCGCGTCTACCTCTGTAATCGCCAGCGTTGCCTCACGAATGTTTGGCGGGCAGTTGGCTAGCGTACAGTAGCCAAACGTCCCCGTCGCTCTAATGGCGTTGGGATACGTCGGCAGGCTGTAGATGCCGCTGTAGCTGTTTCTGACTATGCATGTGAACGGCTCGCCTTTGATTACCGCGTCTAGCGGCTCCAGCCGGTAGTGCGTGTTCGCTGTCCATACCGTCTCGTATGTACCGTCGCCGTTCTGATCCGTAGCAAACTCGGTCAAACTTAGAATGTCGTCGCAGCAGATGCGGTCGCAGTACGGCCACGGCCACCTGGCCGGATATTCCCAATTGCTCAGCGTGTAGTAGCGAACCTCTGGCGCAGCGTTGGCGTAGAACCTGCGGCCCGTTACACGATCAATCCAGCGAGACGCACCTTCAAGCACGCGGTCTATCGCAAAGTCCCGCTCGTCGCTTGTGATCCCCATGCGGTCCTTGAATTCAGCCACGCTTGCGTACAGGTTGCTGCTCACGCTTCCAAGTCCATATACGGCGTAACGCCGGTGCGGTCTTCCTCGTATCGCGCGCCGCGATACTTGCGCTCCCACTCAGAGCCAGCCATGAATGCCAGCCACGTCCTCACGCTCAGCGTCTCATCGCCATCTATAAAGTCAGCCACTATTGGGTCAAGGAACAATTTGGCATCGAATGCCGCGCCGCGAGCATCCAAGTAGTCGCCGCTCAGCGTGCGTGTCATGGCTCAAACGGTTTCATGGCCTGCCAGCCGCACTGATACCACTGCCCGGTGCCGAGTCGCGGGTCGCCCCACCGGTCAATCTCCTTCAGCACCTTGAAGCCGTGCTGCTCGATTAGCCGTTGCAACGTGAACAACTCGTACGCCCACTTGTGGTGCGACGGCTGGACCGTGCTGAATAGCCAGTACGCGCACAAGTCGTCAAGGTCAGATACGCGGAATACCTGACCATCAGGCAGATAGCCGGCATCGCCTGAGCCTGCGATGTAGCGTTTGACTAGCTCGCGCGTATCCGGCACAACCAACCCGAGCAACCCGCCCGGCTTCAGCACGCGGTACGCCTCGTCTAGAAACGCGCCTGCGTCTGCCTGGCCGAGATGCTCTAGGAAGTGACAACCCCACACTTCCTCAATCGTCTCATCGCCGTATGGGATTGGCGGTACGCTCGCTATGTAGTCGGCCTTGCTTTCGTCTGTCTCGTCTATGTTGATCCAGCCCTGCTCAGCCGGTAGCGGATAGTCGCCGCAGCCAAAGTTCAGGCGCGTCAGACCGATGCGTAGCGGGGCGCGTTGAATCGTGGCGGCTCCTTCATCGTCCACCAGTGTTCGCTCTGCTGTGGCCGAGCTAGCGCTATCAGATCGTCGCGCCATTCAACTTTGCCTTCCCATAGCTTTGCTGTAAACAGCATGAACACGTAGTCACCGTTGTACTGGTTTGTCCACCGGCCTAGCTTATCCTGCTGGTTGGGCACAACGAAGCAATCTGCGTCGATGTTGCCATTATCAATGCTCTGCGCTCGCCACACGACGCCAGCTTGCCAGGTCCGCACTTTGAAGATGATCGGCACCGGCTGAGGTAGTCCGATAATCGCCTGCCAGATACTGGCAATCGCACCTGGCGTCAAGATGTTGTCGTCGGCACTAAACGCTATCCATTGGCCTTCTGCTTGTTCCATGCCGTACTGGCGCTGTTGCTGGCCCCAGCAATGAGAATCGCCATCCTTCTCTAGCCAGCGGTATCGTGACCCACGGCGGTAGACTTCCTCCCTTGCCCAAATCAGTTCGGAAGTCAGACCACCGTGGGAGTCCCCAACGAGCAGCACTTGCACAGCACCGTTGTTAGCCTGTGCATCAATGCTGTCTAGCGTGTGCCGTAGCTCGGCGCGTCCAATCGTCGGAATGACTATCGACAGCCACGGCGTAGCCATGATTTACCCCTTGGTTTGATAGTTGCGCTGCGGCACGCGCGCCTTGTCTTTGTAGATACGGCGGGGCTTCGCCGGCGAGGAACCACTACTCGCCGGCTTGGCACCCTCACCCCAGCGTAGAACACGAGCGAGGGACGCTTGTAGTGTCCGCGCCAGG